TCTGGCTCTGTCGCCTCGTCCTTCGAGCGCTCATACATGAAACTGTCCGAGGACACCATGATGGGCGTGCCGGCCGGCCAGGACCGCGCGATGGTGCTCCGAGCGCCGCGAATAACCTTTGCCTGCGTCTTCGACAGCACGCCACTGACCGCGAGACACTCTTGGTCTGACGGTTCGGCATCGGCCGGAATCAGCATCTCGGTATCGAGCGTCAGCGGGCCAGACGAAACCGTGATGGTCTGGTCCCGCGTGCTCAACGGTTGCAGCAGAATGACGTTGAACTGCATCTACGTGCTCGCGTAGAGCGCGATCATCAGCGTGGCTGTCGTGGTCGCGCTGTAGACGCGAATGGCTCGCACTGGCAGCAGCGAACCAGCGGCACAAGTGAACTCCACGAGCGAACCATCCTGCATCACGGCTTTGACGATGCCAGCGCCGCCAACCCAGATGGCATCGCACGGCGTCACGAATCGCCCATCTGTCGAGACAGAGCCGTCGAAGTTGACGGTGTCGCTCTTCGTGATGGGGACAGCCTTGGCGAATGAGGCGTTATAGCTCTGGGACATGAACCCTCAATGCGCCGATGGCGCGGAAATCGAATCGCTCAGGATGTTGTAGCCACCGGAGCCGCCACGCGGAATCAGCGCCGGATCGCAGCCGAGTAGCCCAGGATCGACGTTCTGCCGCTTCATGTTGGCGAACGACACCGCCGCGAGCCCACCAGGACCGACAAGTAGAGGACAGTCCTGCGGCTTGCGTGAGAACGGCACCATGAGACGTAGTGAAAGCTGATAGTGATACGCCTCAAGATACCCAGGAGGACCACCGAGTATCGAATCCAGCGACACCGGCACGCCAACAGCCTGAGGTGCGTAGAGCATCAACGTCACGTCCTGCGTCGGCTCCGGCCAGATGTAGAGCGTGCCGTATGTCGTGTCAATCGAGGTCTGGTAGTAGAACTGCTGCGGGAGTGCCGATTGCAGCAACTTGATGGTGTTCTGCGCGTATTGGTCGTCATTCATCGGTGCCATCGGCGTCTCGACAGCCGGCGACGAGCCAGGAATGACGTAGTTCATCTGATTGATCCACACCGGGCGCTGCGCGACGATGTCGCCGGTTGGTCCGATGGTCTGCGTGCTCGTGCTCGAGGGCCACGGTATCGACAACTGCGACTGCACGGACAGCGTCAGCCGGTCTGCCGCCCATGCGTCAATCATCCGCTGGCCGTAGCGGAGACAGAGCTGCGCGTCAGGCGCGGACATCGTCTCGCCCTGTCCGAGTGCGCCGATTTCCATCATCGCGTCGGATGCGATGTCGCGGAACGTCGGCACGTTACGCCGTCTTCCGTCCTGCCGCCGGCTGAATCGCCTTCATCACCGCAGAGAGTTGCTCATCGGTCAACCCTGCCATCGCGTCAGTCGCCGCTTCCAGCCTCTTCGCCTGCTGGGCCTTCACCACGAGCGCCCGGTCTTCCGGCGACAGGCTCTGAAGGATGTCAGCCACCATCTGCGTCGGCGTCATCACGCGGCTGGTCGGCGGCTCCGTGGTGTATTGGTCGGCGTGCGCCGCGCGTTCCTGCTCGGAATGGACGGTGATTTCGTCGCCGGTCTGCTTGTTCCACATGAGCTGTGCGTATGGACCAGGCTTCGACACGTCCCAATCGCGCGGCGTCTCCGTAGACATGAAAAATGTCGGACGCGGGTCTTTGTCGGTCGGCGTGAGCCGCAGATCGTGCAACTGACGCGCACGAATCGGCGAACGGCCAGACGCCGGCATGCCGCTGACTTGCGATTCCAGTTGCTGAAGTCGCGCCATCAATGCATCGAGATCCATCAGTGCTCCAATTCCTTCAAGAGTTCCAACTTCGCGTCGATTTCTCGGATGTCGCTGCCGGCATCCTGCACGGCGTGCCAGTCGCCAGCCTTGACCTTGGAGAGCAGATAGGCGACGAGTGCCGCCTTCTGCTCCGCGAGGTCTTCGCGTCTAGTAGTCGCCGGCATACACCCAGAGAACCGTCACGGTGCCGCTCCACGTCGTTGTGGCGTTTCCGTCGATGTCGGCGGCGGTCGGAATACCAGCGTTCAGGTAAATCGCCTGCGCCGTCGTGTGTCCGTCGTATTTCAGCATCGTAGTTGCTGAGAGGTAGCCGCTTCCGGCCGTGCCGGCGATGTTGATCGTCGCAGACGACGTTGACGAGAAGGCATTGACGATGTCCTGCTCTGTCGTGACGAGTGTGCCGCTGGCCTGCGCTGCCGTGATGACCGACCCTACCCCTGTTGAGATGGTCTTCGACCCGTTCAGCGTCGTGAGAATCGCTGATGTCGTGGTCGGTGTCACGGTCGCCGATGCGGCCAGCACCGCAACGATCCCTTCAGGGAAGGTGTAGATCTTCGTCCCGCCGCCGACATTGGCCTGAGAAATCGCCACCGCGACGTTCGTCAGCGTCAGCACCGTCTGATGGAATGGCCCGAATGCTGATTCCGTTGCCACGACCGTAGCCGCCGCGACGACGCCGGCCGCGTTGCTGGTGCCGGGGAGAATCGGCCCGTCGAACTTCCATGTGCCGGTTGGATTGTAATCGGAGGAGATTTGAAACGTCCCTCCACTCTGGTAATTCGGCATGTGTCGCTACTCCTGAAGGAATGGGGAGCGAGCCGATGCCCGCCCCCGCATGCCGAATTAACCGATGACGACGCCGATCGCGCCCGCCGTAGCAATCGGACACCACACACCATCCTGCGCCCGAATCGTGAACGTCGCGTTCGCGTGCGCCGGCCACGTCGCCGTGTCAGACCCGGTCGTATCGCCGTAGAACCCGGCCGAGTTGGTCAGCACATGCGCGGCGGCCGTGGTCGAGATGAACGTGATGGTGTTGCTCTGGTCCTTCGCCGGCAACGCGATGGTATACGCACCAGCGGTCGCCTTCGTGAGGAAGAAGAACGTGTTCGACGTCGGCAGTCCGGTGCCGTTCGGTCCGACAATCGCGCCATCAACGCCGAGGCTCTGACTGGCGTAGATTGTGCCAGGCGTGATGCCGGAGCTGATGAAATCGATGGTCGCTCCGTAGATGACGGGAGCCAACTGACCGTGTGACGATGCCGGTGTGCCGTTGTATCCCGGCACGACGCCCAGCGTCGGCGTGAGCACGTTCGACGTGATCCGCATCCATTCGGTATCGACAATCGCCAGCATCTTCGGAATCGCACCAGTCGCCGAGGTGAGATTGATGACGACGTCGTTAACGGCTTTATTGGCCGCGAGAGTCGTTGCAGTCAGCGCCATGATTACCCTCCCACCCGCACACCGAGTTCCTGCCGCAGCACCGCCGTGCCGTAGAGGACATCGAGGCGCTGAATCCACTGGTCCGACGTCGCGACGTAGTCGCGGATGACGCGAATCGCCTTGCCCGATTTCTTAGACTTCGCCCGCCGCGCGACGTCGGTGCCACCCGGCAACGGCATGTCCACCATCGCGAGCGTGCCGAAGTCCTTGTGACAGACGATGTTCTGCGGAGACGACTTGGCGCTGATGGTCGAGAACGACGCCGCAGGCGTGTCGAACACGTATACCGGCGTGCTCGAAGCAGGCATGTTCGTGATGTTCTGGAGCTGCGAACCTGGCCCGATCATCGCGGGCCCCACCGGAATCGTGATGGTCCCGGTCGAATCGGACGTGGTCGCCATGACCACGAACTGCGCCGTCTGCCCGGTGCTCGAATACGACTGAGGATTGACGAAGTTGACCGGCGTCGATGTCGAGACGAACGAAACGACGTCGCCCGCGTTCAGCGTGGTCGATGTCCACGAGCCGGTGACGATGGTCGAGGCACCAGATGTCGCAGTCGTCGTGACTGTCGGCGTGCCGCCGAGCGTGCCAACAGTGTGGACGTAGATGTTCTGGTCCATCTCCCACCGGAAGCCGACCGCACGGCGCATCGAGCCAGTCAGATACTGCTCAGCGATTTCGCCAGACGGTTCGAGTAGCCCCTTCAGCGTCCCAACCATCGTGTTGTCGGCGATCGGGTTCAGGAACACGAACCGGTTGCGGTCCATCGGTGCCGCGAGGTTATCGAGCTTGGTCTTCGCGCTGAGATAGGTCTCAAGCTGCGTCGGCGTGGTGCCTGGAGTCCCGACGAACATGTTCAGCCCCTGCGCGAGGTTGTTCACGTCCTGGTCAACGAGGTTGTCGAGCCTGACGATCTGCGGCATCAGCACGCGCTTGCGGTAGTCGTCGATGTCGAGCAGCAGGTTCTGCGAAGAGACCTGCGTATCGACGCCGCGCTGATACGAGAGCGTCAACGGGACGAACGTCTCGGTGATGGCTTCGATCTGCGCCGCCTGTCCGAGACGACCGATGTAGCGTGGGGGTTTCCTGATCGAGAGCGTCTGTCCAAGGACAGCCCCGCCGAACTCGAAATCGTCGGAGTATTCGCTGTTGATGTGCGTCATCGTCGAGTCTGTGTTCTCCAGAACATCCAGAGCTTCATACGTGACGATGTCGTTTGTGAGGAACGTATTGGCCATCTAACGGCACCTGTGCTGTTCTCGCCTCCATCCCTACCGGCTGATTGGGAGGATGCGAAAGTGCTACAAGTGCCTGCCGTCGAGGCCGGGAGAGCGACGGCTCGGCTAAGGATTGCGAGAGATTATACGCTAGTCGCCTTCGATTTGAGCCAATTCAAGAGCCGATGCGCCACCGGAGTCGAAATCCTGAGAATGAACGACTCTGGAGAGAGTTCAAGATCCTGCGACGACAGCGTAGAGTCGATGGAGACCTGTCTACCATCGCTTGCGCGAATAGTTGTGGTCATCACTGCCCCAACGCCATGGATGTAATCCTCGACTGACCAAGGCTTCGATTGACTCAACTTCTCCCATTGCTCTGGAGTCATCACGACGTGGTCATCCATCACCTATACCTTGGCTTCACGCCCCGTTCGGCGGCCCGTTTCGCTCTGTATTCGTCGTAATTGCCGCCCTTCGCGGCGATCTCAGCCGCCGTCGTCGCCGTCGTCTTGCCTCCCGCCTGCACCGGCTGGTAAGGAGGAGGCGCTTTCGTAGCACGCTGAGCCGCAGGCGATGCCGGTTGAGCGCCGTTCGACTCAGGAGGAAGTAACCGAGCCACCGCGAAGCCGAACGCCCGATCATCAAGACCCGCGAGCCGCGTGGCTTCTGCCGCGTCCTTCGCGAGCTTGTAAACGACGTGTGCGCCGCCTGGAATCTCCATCAGCATCTGCACCCGCGCGACCGCCGTGGCAGGGTCAGGCGAGAGGTCAACGTCAGCGCCAGGCCCGGTCTTCAGCACGGTATCGAAGTCAGGATACAGCGCGGATGCCGTCGCACGCTCTGCGGTCCATTTCTCGACGCGCGATGACTGCGCCCGCTCATCTGCTGCCTTGCGGTCTCGCTGCTCGGATTTCCAGTCGGTGAGGTCTTCGACATAGTCGCCGTAGGTCTTATACGTCGTGCCGATTTCGTCTTCTGACGGCTTCGGACGGGTTCCGGACGACACCGACACCGGAGCAGAGGCTGCTGGGGGTGACTCCGGTTTCCCAGCCGGTGCCGTCCGTTTCTCGAGCGCTTCGAGCCGTTCGGCCAGTGCGGCGGCCCGCTCGTTGGCTTCCGTGGCCCGTCTGCGCTCTTCGTCTCGCTGTTGCGTGAGTTCGCTGAATCTGGCCTGTCCGCGCGTCTGCTTGGCTTCCTGCGTGGCTTCCGGTTTCGCGCTGGCCTTCGATTCGGTCTGAGGCTCTGAACGCTCGACCGCCTGCTCCAGCGCTTCAACCGACGTGCCTGGCCCGCCTGTGAGAACGCGCCCGTTCTGCTCGACGCTGACGTTCGGCGATTCTTGCGTCTCAGATGTCATCTGCTACGACCACTACGCTTTCATTTCTCAGTTCGATACGTGGCGCATATCCAGCACAATTAAAACGATTGCGCCCGTCTCCGCGCCAACAAACACCGCACACATCACAAAACTTGATGCCTGTCAGCGCCGGCCATCTTGGGTCGTTCTCTGTCCAGTGATGCGCGAGGCCTGTTTCCTTCCTCACTTCACCAGTCCGCGCATCCCGGCCACGATTCCAGCCCGCATCTCTTCCGGCAGCAGCGCCACGACGGCATCCAACTTCGCCTGTGTCTCGCAGAGCCGTGCGAGCTTCTTGAACCGCTCAGACGATGTGAACTGCGGCTGCTTCAGCACGGCGTCTGCGATCTCGCGAGCGGTCATTACGCTCCGGGTGTCGCCGCGTCCAGCGCGGACAGCGAATCCGCAATGCCGCTGACCTTCGAGAACAGCGCGTCAACCTGCTCCGGTGTCGCGCCAGCGCTCGCGTTCTTCAGCGCTTCGATCTGCGCCTTCAGGTCGGCCACGTCGCCGGCCACGCCGGATACCGATGCCACGATGGCATCGAGCTTCGCGTTCACATCATCGAGTTTGCTCATAATCGCTCCACCTTGTTTCAGAATCGCTTTGAGTAGGTTTTGGACGGGGTCAACGTCGTCGTGCAAGTATACGTCCAAATGGATGTTGCCGAGGTCGATGTTCATTTAGATCGATACCTCGCCTTGACCACGAGAGGCTTGCAATTTATGCAGCTTAGATGCATAAGCGTCTCGTTCAGCTTGCGCCTCTTCCAACTGCGCGGAGATGGCGAGGTAGCTTTCCGCAAGCCACTGATACGCCTGCTTGGGATACCACTTCTGCCCGCTAGGTGTAGCCCATTGCTTTGCCAGCGCCTTTAGTTCCTCGTGGCTCATTCGCCAGCCTGCGGTTTCGGTGCAAGTTCAGCAGCCTGTGCGGTCTGTTCGAGCGCCTGCTGATGCCCTTGGTCGCCTTGCTCAAGCGCCTGCTCATGCCCCTGAGACGCGAGGGCCGATTGTCCCGCCACGCCGGCCGCGCCTTGCTCGAGCGCCTGTGCGTGCTGTTGCTGGCCCATCGCGACCTCATGCACCCGGTCATGTTGCGCCTGTTCGGCCTGATGGTCAAGCGCGATGGCTTCTTCGGTCATCCCGGCAATCGTATCGATGTGCTGTGCCTTCGCTGAGATTCGCGCAACCTCGATCGACGTGGCATCCTTCATCGATTGCAGCTTGATTTGTAGGTCGGCCTTGAACTTCTCCACGTCCGCATCAATCTGCGCCTTCTGCAACATGCCCTTCTGTTTGACTTCTTCTTTCGCGCCATCGACGGCAATCTTCTGCTGCGCTTCCTGCAACTGCCCCTGCATCGCCTGCATCTGCGCCTGCACCTGAGGCGGAATCGAGCCGTCCTCTGGCTTGTCCTGCAACTGCGGCGGCAACGCCCTACGCAGTTTCTCCGCGATGCCGTGCGAACCCTCGAAATCGAGCTGTTCGACGTAATCAGGCGTGGCGACGGCGGCCATTTCCGGCGGCAGATGCGGTATCAGTTCTCCGAGCGCGGCCGCGCCCTCTTCGCGCTTCGTCGCCGACGCCTTCCCGACCTTCACCGCGACGGCGTAGCGCCCTTTCGACAGGTCGTAGAACTGCGCCACGCCAGGCTGCATCTGCGCGGCTTCTTCCGGAGAGATGGGAATCGGCGTGCCTGCCTGCACCACGAAATGCTGGCCGATGATGACCTTCTCGCTGACATCGTCCTGTCCGAGCACATGCAGCACCTGTCCAGGTCGCACGATCTTCGGCAGAATCTCGAGAATCATCTCGCCGGCATAGATGAGCGCACGCTGCACACCCGCGCCGTAGTTGCTATTCGACAGGTCGGATTGCCCTTGCAGCGCCTGAATCGCCCGTCCACTGCGCTCCTTCGGATTCGTGTTCCCCAGGCCCGCATCGTAAATGCCAGTCGTGGCCTTGATGGCTTCCTCAGACACGCGCATCAGTTCGACGGCGGCCTGAATCGGTGCCTCTGTGCTGTTGCGCTGCGGAGGCGGCAGAGGATGGCCGGCGACGTCAACAGGGTCGTAGGGCAGGTAGCTGTAGTTGTAGGTGTTCGCGGTCTGCCAGATGTCCTTGTAGTTCTCGACCTGACCGGCCGCCGCGACGAATGGTGCCTTCGGCGCCAGCGCGAACGTCTCCATCGCGCCGCTGTAGGTGTAATTCACCATCCGCTGCGCGTCCATGCCCTCTGAGATGATGCCGCGTAGGATGATGTCGCCATCGACGTTCAGTTCTTCTCCGAGCACTGGAATCAACGGTATCCTCGAGCCGACCCACGGCAGTTCCTCGAGAATCTCGCAGGCGTTGATTTTCCAGCCTTCTACCTTCGGCCGACGCACGACGCGCCATGAATCGACGGCGACACCGTCCACGTCCTTCGGAGGCTTGATGCGCTTGCCGTCCTTGTGCGGAATCTCTCGAATCGAGCCGTCCTCGAGCGCCACCCACGTCTCTTCAGTAAACGTCACGCGCCAGTATTCGGCGATGCGGATGATGTCCTGCGAGACCCACGATTTCATCTTCGGGTCGCCAGACGACATGAAATTGTCCAGCCCGCGCGAGTCTGCCCACGGCCAGCGGTCCTTGAACTCGTCGCGTGCGAGGTCTTCTGTCACGAACATGAACAGCGCGTCAGACCGCGTCGGCTTGTTCGCTGACGGGTCGCAGTAGACGCTTAGTGAGTTCGTGATGCGTTCGAGGCAGGGTTCTTGGTCGAAGGCTTCAACGCCAGCGTCTGGGCTGGGGGCATGGTCAACGTAATCAGTCCGCAGTCGGAACCATCCCAATCCGGCCTCAATGGCTCCATCGGCCGCCCATTCAATAGGCGATTCATCTCGCGCCTGATTCTGAACGCGTCGTAGGTAGCCCTTATAAATCTCAGCAGTATCATCATCAGCCCCATGCCCTTCTGGCGTGACGTCGATGGCGAAATTGGCGGTCTTGATCTGGTTGGAGACTTGCCGAACGGGCTGAGAAAGACGGTCAATCGTGAGGCATGGTCTTGCGGGTTGAGCGGCCACGCCCTGTAGCGCGTTCTTGCCCTGCCGAGCTGAGACGATGTCAGGATCCCACTGATTGCCGGCTCTGAACTCTTTCGCCGCCAGGATGCGCTTGCGCTGCTTCTCTTCGTGCTCGTCGCACCGCTGCCAGCGCTCACGCGCCTCCGCGATGATCGGGTCGATGCCGACAGAAGGCGTGGAGGCCATTTAATCGACTAGGACTTTGTAATAACGATGCAGAGGCACAAAGTTGAGCGACTCCAAGCAGCCAAGATCATAACATTGCTGGACGAGTTCATCCCATGTGGCTTCGCGCTCTACGATGAATGATGTTTCTACTTCTTCCAGCGTAGATGCAACGACGCGGTATCCTGGGTTACTGCGCTCCCCAGGAACCATAGTCTCCATCGTCTGAATTATCAATGCTTCCTCTTCTGCTCTCGCCGCAAATCCTTCATCGCCGCCCGTAGCCCCTCGGTCAGCGCAGAGCGCGTCGTGGCCCGCGTGTCGAACTGCGTAATCTCGTCAATCCGCATCATGCCGTGCAGTGCGTGCAGCTGCGCCTCTGGATTCGGACCGGCCATCCGCACCATATACGACCACACCGACCGCAGGATGTCGCCGTCGATGACCATGCCGTAGCGCCAAGCTCGCGTAGCCGTGCGAAGCCACTTCTCGAGCCCGTCTGTGACGATGGTGAGCAGGAATGGTCGGTTGCGCTCAACGGTTCGCAGGAAGTTGCAGATGACGTCGCTCGTGAACTTCGCACGCTGCGAGGCGTAGCCGGCATTCGGCAGTTCCGGCAGGCGTGAGGCTGATTCGGCAGGCGTGTCAGACAATAGCGTGCCTTGCGAAATGCCATGCGAGCCGTGCGAACTCGTAGGCGTGCTGTGCGCTCCACGGCTGCGACTCGCGCTCATCGACGCGCAGGAACGTCACGGCTTGCTGCCCGAACTGCGCGGCCCAGAACGCCGGCCAGTCGCATTGAAGCTGCTCGCGTTCGTGGATCAGTGCCGCGTTGAGGTCAGACATGTAGCGCGTTCACGAGAGCCGCGAGCCGACCGAAGCCGCAGCAGCGATACAGTCGGTATCTGGTTCGCATGGTCGGGGATTATACGTCAACTCAACCGTTCTGCGCCACTGCCCATGCATTCCAGCGTCGGATCATCTCGTCGGCGAGTTCGCGCCGTTCGGCTTGGCTCCATGTCGACTCGTCGCCTTCTTCGTATCCTGTCGTCCTGATAGATCCGTCGTATCCCTCATGCGGGTCATCGTCGTCTGGAGCTAATCCGATGATGCCGTTGTTCGCATAGAACGTGCGGC